AGTGTTGCTAAGTATGGTGTCGGTAACGCTGCCGCCATGTATGCCGCTTACACTCGCGTTGAGGGTTCACGGTCGGTTTCTTTTGAGGACTGGCTACCTTGGTATGCTAACTCCCAACCAGATCCTGATGAGGGTGGCGGTTCTGGCGGTGGTGGATACACTGGCCCTACTACTTCGACTAGTGTCTCTATCACTGATTCGGAAGACGTGTCTCGTTCGTTGAACACTTTTGCTGTTGACATGCTTGGTCGTAACTTGACTGACAGGGAACTGAAGAAGTACTCGAAGGCTTACACTGCCGCTGAGAAGGACTCACCACAGGTGACTGTTTCTACTCCGGGTGTTGGTTCTAATGAGAGTGTAACTAAACAAACTGTTACTAGGGATACTATTGCCAGAAACATTTTGCAGGATAGTCCGGCGTTTGCAGATAACGTAATCAAGTCTGATGTTCTTGAAATGTTTTTTAACAGGTTAGGTGGGAACACTGGTGGCTGAAACTATTAAAGAAAAAAGGGCTAAGCGGGCCGCAAGGGTCGAGGGTTTGCGTCAGGAAGAGATCGCGGATTCTATCGCTAAGTATTCTTATTTCAAGTTACTTGTTGAGTCTAACCCTGAGTTGCAGGGTTACTTTCAGGATCTTAAGAAGATCATTAAGGCTAGCCCTACGGGAACTATTACTCAGGATGAAGTCAATAATGCTACCCGTGGCTACAAGTACTTCACTACTTACGATTCTGATCAGCAAAAGTCTAAGATCGCTCAGGCTCTTGACTTACAAAACAACACTAACTTGTATCAAGAGTCTGTTGACGCGAAGAAAACTTCGATTGTTTACACGGCCCGTCAGAAGGGTTTAACTCTTAGCGAAGATGTTTTGAACGAAATGGCTACGTTGTCTCGTTTCAACAACTGGTCGGACATTGAACTTGATAATGCTATTGGTGCGGAAACGGTCAGGTTTATTTCTGGTGGCGGTCAGGCCGGTGGTGACGCTGGAACGGTTCAAACACAGTTGTTGCAGTGGGTCAACAAGAACGGGTTGAGCCTTAATAGTGCTCAGGTTGCCCGTTACGTTGAGTCGAGCGCGTTTGGGGGAACCGACTTGGAGAGTATTAAACAAAACATTCGCAACACTTACATGACTGGTTCTTACCCCGCGTGGGCGGATCGTATCTCTGCCGGTGCTGACCCTTCCGATATTGCTGCACCGTACAAGCAACGCATGGCTTCACTGTTGGAAATTGATCCTGACAGTATTGATTTTAATGACGTAATGTTAAGCCAAGGTATGCAGGGTGTTGGTGCTGACGGCAAAGCAGGGATTGTTCCGTTGTATGAGTTTGACAAAATGATTCGGAAAGATCCTCGTTGGGATCGGACGGAGAACGCTTTGAAAACGTACACTGATGCTGGTTCTAGTATCCTTCAAATGTTTGGTTTGAGGTGATTTGAGTGGCTCCCCCTAAAGGTGAATCTGGTGCTCGTACGGATACTGCTCGTGGCCGTGCTTTTGAGGCTGCTTTTCAAGTGCGTAAGGCTAACGATATTGCTGCCGCTGCTCAGGCTAAAAGGTCGCAGGATTTACAGGAATCCTTTGACAGGGCTGAATTTTTAACTCAACCTTATTTTGTTGGTTCCAGTCCTGCTGCTGTTGTTCAGTCTGCTGGTGATAAGGCTCAGGAGGATTACTACAATAATCTTAGGGAGGAACAAAAAACTTCCGCTAGAGGTTTCCTTAACACGCTACTTACCCAGTACAACATGCAGTCCCTTGCCGGTCAGATCGAAGGGTTTATTCAACAGTCAACTAACAACGATTTTCTTGCGGAAAAGATTCGCGAAACGGCAGAGTACAAGACTCGCTTCAAGGGTCTTGTTGATTTACGGGCACGGGGCGTCACTGACGTTCAAGACGAAGGACAGTATTTGCGGCTAGAATCACAGTACCGCCAAGTGTTCCGTGAAGCGGGACTAGGTAACTACCTTGGTGTTTCTGGTTCACAGGGTGAATACTCTTCTATCGCTGACCTTGTGGGCAAGTTTAGTTTGAGTGTCAACGAGGTGCAGGATCGCGTTCAAGACGCCCAGAGGGTTGTTGCTGACACGCCTCAAGAGGTTCGTGACTCGTTGCAACGCTTCTACAATGTTGACCCAGCAACCCTTGTTGAGTACGCCCTTGACCCTTCTCGTACCCAAAACAAAATCAATCAACTGGCTAACACTGCGATTGTGGGTGGCTATGCTTCTCGCGCTGGTCTCAATTTGGATGTGGGTGGTGCTGAGAGCATTGCTAGCCTTTCAGGATCGTCAGATATTAACGTTGAACGGTTTACTGTTGATGCTGCTGCGGGTCGCGCTGTCCGCGATTCAACGAAGCGTCTTGCCGAAATTGAGAAAAGTACTCTTAGTGACACGGAGTCGTTAACTGCTTCTATGGGTGTTGACACTGAGGCTAAAAAGAAAGTAACAACGTTGCAGTCCCGTGAACGTGCCCGCTTCGGTGGCACGTCAGGTATTGGCTCTACCACGTTGTCTAACGCTAGAACAATATAACTGAATACGGGCGTGACAGGTGCAGTAGAACGTGGATCGGACACCAAATTGTATTGGTGACAACCGTGAGACTTCTTAACCCCGGTTCGATTCCGGGCACGTCCACGAGAGACACGGATCGTCCCTCCGGCGAGTGGTAACTCGACGTGATTCCGTTGCAGAGGGAGTCGAACCCGACTGCACTATGTTGCAGAGGGAGCCGGTTCTCTCTGCACTATGACGCTGACTCATACGGTTATTTAGCATGCCACCGCTTACGGGGCAGTCAGCACACTGATGGTAGATCCCATGGGGGATAGCAGACTGATATTCTGCCGCTGAAAAGCATACTTGGTTCGATTCCAAGACCATCAACCATTACCTTGACCCACCGGCCCAAGGGATGTAGCAAGTCCGGTAGTAGCAGCCATTGTGTTCTCCCCAGTTCACAGTGTGGGTTACGTTTCATCTAAATGAATGGGAGTATGTATGTCTGAGTACAACGAATGGGACGACGATGATACGAACACTAACGACGACGGTCGTGGTGGGCAAGATAACTCGACTGGAATGAAAGAGTTGCGGAAGGCAAACGCTGCCTTAAAGAAGCAACTTAGTGAACTTCAGGAAAGTTATTCTCTTGTCACTAAAACTCAACGTGATCGTTCGGTGAAAGACGTACTCAATTCGTTAGGTTTACCGCAGAAAGTTTCGGCGTTTATTCCTGACGACGTTACATCCGAAGAGGACGTAACAGATTGGATTAACGAGTACGGTGACGTGTTCGGTTTTAATCCAAACCCTGAAGCCGATGCTGAAGGTGAAAATGAGGTGCGACAAGATTTCGCTTCTCTCAACAGGATCTCCCAAGCGCAGGCTGGTGGGACTACCTATTCGGGTGGTTCAGACCAGTTGGATTCTCTTGTCCGTAATGCGGGAAGTCCCGAAGAGTTAAACAAAATTTTGTTTGGTACTTCACAAGCGCCAGAGGCATACTAGCCGAAGGTTCCGACAAACATTCTATCTATTTTAAGGAGGTGAAACACTACAATGGCTAACGCATACACTGATACTTCCGCTATGGCGGGTGTTGTTAAAACAGCATATGACCGTTATGTAGAGTTCGCTCTACGTTCACAACCACTGTTCCGCAACCTCGCTGACAAGCGTCCTGTGCAACAGGCTATGCCCGGTTCTTCTGTTGTGTTTTCGCTATACAACGATCTGGCTCTCGCAACAACCGCGCTTACTGAAGCAGTTGATCCTGACTCGGTAGCAATCAGCGACGTTTCAACTGTTTCTGTTACTCTGAACGAGTACGGTAACGTTGTTTTGAACCTGCGTAAACTTGGCGAACTGTCGTTCGCTGACGTTGATCCAGCAATTGCAAACATTGTTGCGTTCAACATGGCAGATTCTATTGACAAAATTGTTGTTGATAAACTGATCACGGGTACTAACGTACTGTACTCGGGGGACGCAACTTCAACTGTTTCTGTTGATGCAGCAGACACCCTTGGTGGTGCCGAGATTCGTAAGGCTGTCGCTAAACTTCGTACAGGCAAGGCTGTCCCTAAGGACGGCATGTTGTACGCGGCTTACGTTCACCCTGAAGCGGCACACGATCTCCGTTCGGAGACTGGTTCCCTTTCGTTTGAGGACATCCGTAAGTTTACTGACCCTAACGTTGGTAACTTGCTGTCGCTCTCTACTGGTGTCTATGGTGGGGCGTACTTCATTGAGACTCCACGGGCGTACGTTGCTACCGATGGTGCTTCTAGTGCCAAGGTTTACCGTACCTTGATCTGTGGTCAGCAAGCACTCGCTGAGGCGACTGCTGTTGAACCCGGTGTGGTTATCGGTAACGTTGTTGACAAGTTGATGCGTCAACGGCCTATCGGCTGGTACTCCCTGCAAGGATGGTCACTGTACCGTCAAGCAGCAATGTACCGGATTGAGTCCGGTTCGTCTATCGCTTAAGCGATGGTGTTTTAGGGGGAGGGTCCATCCTGCGGGGTGGGCCTTCCTTCTTCCCATTCTTTTTCTTTGAAAGGTTTTACTGTGGCTGATAATCTCCCGAACGTTATTGAGAATGCTCTTCTTGATGCTCTTGTTGGTACTACCGCGTACTCCATGACTGGGCCTGTAATGCTTGCGTTGATGACCGCTAACGGTAACGATGCTTCTGCTGGTACTGAAGTTACTGGTGGTTCGTATGGTCGCGTGAGTATGTCCATGACTGCTGCTTCCGATGGTTCTATTACTAATAGTGCTGAACTAAACTTCGCTGGTATGCCTACGGCTACTGTTGTCGGTGTGGAGTTGTACGATTCTAATGGTTCACCTAAGCGTCTTGCTTATGGTTCTTTGTCTGTTTCTAAAGCGGTCACTTCTGGTGACACGTTGCAGTTTGCTGCTTCTTCGGTGACGCTTAGTCTGTCCTAATGTTTGATATCACTAGTCCGGTAGTTAACGATTTAGGTATCATCCAAGTTGCTTCGGGTGTTGCTTCGCTTGCTTTTGAGTCTGACGTAACGGCTAACGTTACGCAAATTCATGTGACTAGCATTTCTATGTCTGTTGAGTCTTCCCTTAACACGTCAGTTGTAAGGGTCACTTCGGCTGTTACATTAGTGGTTGGTACTTCGGACATGTCCGTGACGGGAACTCGCGTCAGATTGGCTGATACGGCCTTACAGGGGGCTTCTAGCCTCACTGCTGTGGGTACGTTGCGCTTCTTTGGTGCAGCCGACCTTTCTGCCGATCTGGAACTGACTAATCCTACGTCGGTCAGGGTTGTTATTGCATCCACGGTGAGCATGAGTGCAGGTTCCAACATGCCTACCGTTGACTCTCAACCAATCTACCGACTGATACTTCCAACGAAACGGTACGGCTACTCGAACGACCGCCTGTTTGGAAGGTACACGTTAGACAGTGGAGTGTCACTACTCATCACTGGTTCGACTGGGGAAGAAGCAGAGTACGTTACCCAAAACGAAATCAAGGACGCTGACTACTATTTTGCTGGCGGTCACCAGTACCAATTAAACCAAACCGAGTATGACGCTGTTACCACTGCCGGTTTTGAAGATTTAGTAGAGGTGGCTTAAATGAATTGCCGAACAGGATGCCCCACTGGTGGTCACGCCTCATGGGGTGAGTGTGCCCGTGCAGCAAACATTTCGATTGGTGCAGTGATGACCAGTGAGTTCAAGGAATCGTATGAACAAACAGATCGTGAATTGAAAGAGTACCGTTCGGTTCGTGCTGAAGGTATCCAACCTGAAGGCACCACGATGAACAAGATTGAGTTAGCAAAAACTGCAACGAAACTTTTAGGTAGACCGTACAATGCGGAGAAAGATCCTCCCGCGAAGTTTATCCGATCTAAGCAGTCGGCAACGTTCGCTAAGACGGGTGAAATCTGATGCCTACTTTAAGTAACCTTATTGACTCGACTCTCATGTACATGTACGGGATGTCCACCCATCAGGATCAAGAAACGCACATCACTCAGGCTATCAACTCCACGGACTTGACGTTTACTGTTGATGACGCTACGATCCTTTCTAAGGGTCTCACCGAAATTGGCACGGAACTTATGCAAGTAAAATCTGTTGACACTTCCGCAGGTACAGTAACCATTGCACCTTACGGTCGCGGTTACCGTGGTACCACTGCGGTATCACATTTGTCCGATAATAGGATTGTGGCTGCCCCACTAATCCCACGTTCATTTGCTTTAAGTGCCATTAACGAAACTATACTTTCTGTTTTCCCCGACTTGTACGCTGTTGGCACAGTCACCATCGTGTCGAATCCTGTGGTGGTAACGTACGCTTTACCTGCCGGTGCCCTAGACATTTTGTCTATATCTTATGAGACTATCGGCCCTTCTAAAGAATGGGAACCGATACGCCGTTGGCGTGTGGACAAGAACGCTGACCCCACCAAGTTCCCTTCCGGTTCCACCGTATCTATTTACGATGGAATCAA